CTTGCCTACTATGTCGCCATGAAGAGACCTGATGCGGCTGACAGGCTGTCGTTCCTCAAGCAGGAATATGAGGTTCAGTGGGACTTGGCGGCAGGCGAAGACCGGGAAAAGGCTTCTGTACGGTTTGTCCCAATGAACGGGTACATTGGTAGGAATGTTTAAATGGGCAAGCCGTTCTCATCAGGCAAGAACGCATTCGGGTTCTGCGACCGCTGCGGACAGCGGTATGAACTGCATGACCTGAATCAGCAGTATGAGAACCTGTTGCCGATTGGCATCCGGGTCTGCTTCGAATGCATGGATGTTGATCATCCCCAGTTGCAGTTGGGTCGTGTCCCCATGGATGACCCTCAGGCGCTGCGTAATGCCCGTCCTGACAACACCTTCTTTGCCCCCGGCAACCAAGGCGCGAACGGTAGCCGGATGATCCAGTGGGGTTTCAACCCTATTGGAGGGGCGCAGGCATATGACACAAGTCTCACACCCAATGATCTTATCTCGACCGGGTTCGTCGGAACCGTCACGGTGGCTGTGACATGAACTACACGCAACTCGTAAATCTGGTTAAACAGTACACGCAGAACGAGGAAACTTCGTTCGTTGCGAACATCCCTGTCTTTGTGCAGTTGGCGGAAGAGCGTATCTACAACGCGGTCTTCATCCCTGCCATCCGTAAGAATCAGATCGGCACCCTTACCCCCAACAACAAGTACCTAACTGTTCCCGCAGATTGGTTGGCGAACTTCTCGTTGGCAGTCATCACCCCTACCACGAACGCTCAGTCGTTCCTGATCGACAAGGATGTGAACTTCATCCGTGAGTGCTACCCGGACCCGGATGACACTGGGGTTCCCAAGTACTACGGCATCTTCGACAAGAACACGCTGATCCTTGGTCCCACCCCGGACAGCAACTATCAGGTCGAACTGCATTACTACTACTATCCGGAATCCATCGTCACCGCTACCACCTCGTGGCTGGGTGACAACTTCGAAACCGTCCTTCTGTACGGAACCCTGAGAGAGGCTTACCTCTACATGAAGGGTGAACAGGACATCATCACCTACTACGAACAGAAGTATCAGGAATCGTTGGGTCTCCTGAAACTCCTTGGCGAAGGTAAGGATCGTCGTGATGCCTTCCGGTCTGGCCTCAATAGGATTCCGGTCACATGATCTTTCAGACACAGACCGTCAGTTTCCGCGAGGAGTTGCTCAAGGGTATCCACGACCTACAGACGGACACCATCAAGTTCGCGCTCTATACCAGCATTGCGACTCTGAACGAGGACACAACGGTATACAGCACCACCAACGAGGTGGTCGGATCGGGTTACAGCGCAGGAGGCGTGGTGCTGACGGGAGTCACCATCAACAACTCCAACGGTGTCGTGTATGTCAATTTCAACAACGCTGCGTGGAACCCGGCGAGTTTCACCTCTGCTGGTGGATTGATCTACAACTTCAGCAAAGCGAACCGTTCCATCGCTGTAATCAGTTTCGGAAACGACAAAACAGCAACCAATACATTCACTGTGCAGATGCCCACCAACACCTACACCTCGGCACTACTGCGTTTCAATTAGGAGAATCACATGTTCATCAACAAGGCCAAGTCCTTTGACAATGTCGGTGCCGATGTCGCAAAGGGCGGCGGTGCAAACGCTCGTCTCAAGGGAGGCGGCATCTTCACGGTCCGTTGCCGTGACAAGGAAGGCAACCTGAAGTGGGAGCAGAAGTCCCACAACCTCGTGGTCAATGTCGGTCTTGCCGACATGAACACCAAGTACTTCAAGGGTTCCGGGTACACCGCTGCGTGGTATCTCGGTATCTACGGACCTGCCTCTTCGAACAACCCGTCTTCGACCGACACCATGGCAAGCCATGCCGGTTGGACGGAGGTGACGGCTTACAGCAACGCGACCCGTCCTGCTGCGACCTTCGGCGCTGCCACCACGGCAGATCCTTCGGTCATCGCGAACTCTGCCTCTCCGGGACAGTTTCTGATCAACGCCTCTGCCAATGTCGGTGGCGCGTTCCTGACAAGCGGAGACCTCCCCGGCGGTTCGTCTGGAACCTTGTTCTCTGCCTCTGACTTCGCAGCCCCCGGAGATCGCACAGTCCAAAACGGCGATGTCCTGTCTGTCACCTACACCTTCAGCCTTGACGCTGCATAAGGAGTTTAAACATGGCTAAGTTTGCAAAGGGCGAGAAGGTCAAGTTGGTAGTGGTTGTTCCCGAAGGCCCGGTAGAGAAGTTCATGATGACCGAAGACGGTGTGATCATGTGCCTTGTCTCTTGGGTCGATGCGAACGGTCAGAACCAGTCCCGTTGGTTTCCGGAAGACGAACTCGTCAAGGCGTAGTCTGTGGCTGAGGGCGGCTGGGGATCAGGCACTTGGGGTCAAGCAGGTTGGGGGATGTCGGTCTATGACCGTTCCTCTGAAGACACCGCTGTCGCCAACGATGCCAATACCGGTGCCGGAACGCAGTTCAATGCGCCGGTCACGGAATCCTCTGTCGCCTCAGACACCGTTTCGTCTATCTACAGTCTAGGCTCCAGCGTCTCTGAGACGGCTACAGGGGCGGACTCTGTACTGGCTAATGCCGACTTCAAGGCCATGGTCAGCGAGGCTGCAATAGCCTCTGACGCGGTCCTATCCACCCCTGATTACAAGACCATGGTGGATGAGTCGGCGGTGGCCTCTGATGCGGTTCTGGCAGGTCAGAACTTCAACTCACAGGCATCTGAGACGGCGACCGGGCAAGACGAGTCTTACTCAGTGTTCTCATTCCCGGTGGTCATAAACGAGTCTGTGACGGCTTCTGATGACCCCTCGTCCTTGGTCGCCCTTGGCAGCAGCGTCTCTGAGACAGCCTCTGCGTCTGACATAGATGCGGGATTGGTTGACTTCAAGGCCATGATCAACGAGATCCTGAGCGCGGTTGATATCGCCTCAGGCGGGGTGACCTTCGAAGCGGATGTGTCTGAGTCCATAACCATCTCGGATATCACCTCAGGGGCGTATCTCTGGAATCCAGTTGATGACGACCAGACCGCAAACTGGCAGAATTTAAACGACGACCAGACACCGGGATGGTCCGATGTCGATGACTCGCAAACAACGACTTGGGCTAACATCCCCACGGTGAATTAGGAGTTTAAACATGGCCTCAACCTTCTCCCCGAATCTTTCTATCGAACTCATCGGTACTGGCGACCAAGCCGGTACTTGGGGTACGACCACCAATTCCAACCTCGGTACTCTTATCGAGCAGGCCATCTCTGGCTATGTGACTCAGGCGGTTGCAACTGGCACTGACACGACGATCACCATCCCAAATGGTTCGACCGGCGTTGCCCGGAACATGTACATCGAGTTGACCGGTACGGGTGGTGCAAGCACGAACCTGATTGTGCCTGCCAACAAGAAACTCTACTTCATCTTCAACAACTCGACCGGCGCTGTAACGGTGAAGGTGTCGGGTCAGACGGGTGTATCGGTACCGACTGGCAAGAAGATGGTCCTTGTCTCAAATGGCACGGATATCGTCAACGGTTTGAACTACATCGCTGACTTCGGAACCAACAGTTTCTCTGTCACGAACCTGACCGCTTCCAGTGCCACGATCACCAATCTGATTGCGACCTCTGGATCCATCACGAACCTTGTCTCGTCGGATGCTTCAGCCACTGTGCTTCGCGCAGGTTCCGCCACCCTGACGCACCTGTCAGCGACCTCTGCCAGTATCACCAATCTTGCGCTGACCAGTCTCACGATCAGCAGCCTTAGCATTACCAATGTCTCTGTTGCTTCGGCTACCGTTAGCAGCAACCTGACCCTCTCCGGCGGCACCGCCAACGGCGTGTTGTACTTGAACGGCAGCAAGGTGGCGACGAGTGGAAGTGCGCTGACCTTTGATGGAACGCAAACACTTAGTCTTTTTGCAACTGGCAATGCTGTTACAAATTTAGAAGGCTCAACAACCAATAATGCCATTCTTCGTTTTAGAAACGGGACGACTGGCAACCTTGCTGGTTTTTATGGCAACAACTCGAAAGAGTTGATTTTTGAGGCAAACGGCGCGACAGAACAAATGCGCCTCACCTCGACGGGCCTCGGCATCGGGACGACTTCGCCTGCAAGCAAGGTTGAGGCTGTAGGTGCCTCGGCAGGCTCAACGGTATTTACCGCTACTGCTAACACAAGCGCAAATACAACCGATTTGTATGTTTTCCGTCGTAGTGATGCTGCGGTATCTGGGGCTATTCGCTACAACCAGTCAGACGCTGCAAGGCCGATGGTGATTGGCACGACTACTGCGCATCCGTTTGACTTTATGACAAATGGAAGTTCTGTTGCGCGTCTTGACACCTCCGGCAACCTCGGTCTGGGCGTGACGCCAAGTGCGTGGGGGAGTGGGCAAAAAGCCCTTCAGACTCCTGCTGGCGCAATCTGGAACTTCAATAACGCAAACATGACGATTACGCAAAATGCGTTTTCGGATGGCACAGAGAAGTACATCAATAACGGTTTTGCGTCAAAGTACAATCAGAACAGCGGACAGCATATTTGGTCTACCGCAGCCTCCGGCACCGCAGGCAACGCCATCTCGTTCACGCAGGCGATGACGCTGAATGCGAGTGGCAACCTCGGCATCGGGACGAGTTCGCCTACTGGTAAATTGCATATTAGCGGCAATTTCATTCGTGTTGAGCAAAGTGGCGCGAATGACCTTTACATGGGGCGTGCTTCTGACTTGATTTCAGGTAGCCCAACTGGGGCAGCAATTAGATACGACGGTACTGCCTTGCGAATTGGTGCGTCTTCAACCGAAGTTGCAACTTTTTCTGGCGGCAACCTCGGCATCGGGACGGCGAGTCCGTCCGAAAAACTTGATGTTGTAGGCGGTGGGCTTGGTGTTGGCAATGGCACCATTAAAACGGTTGTTAGTTACACGACTGAAGGCATTGTAGGCACTACTTCTAATCATGCGCTTCTTCTTTACGCCAACAACGCCGAACGCGCCCGCATCACGAGCGGGGGTGATTTGCTGGTGGGAGTAACTACCGGCAGTTATCACATTTTGAGAAAGGCTGTAACTAACGATGGCGGCAATACCACCGTTGAGTTTCAAAGCACAGGCGGTTCAACTAGTCAAATCTGGTATGGAGTAAGCGGATTTAACGCAAACGCAGCAAATGCCGCAACAAAAGTTGGCCGCGATGCAACAACATTAAGGTCAATCAACGCAGGCGGCACGGTCAACGCATCGGGTGCAGACTACGCTGAATACATGACCAAGGCTGGCGAGTTTGCGCTTGCCAAGGGCGATGTATGCGGGATTGACGCTGACGGAAAATTAACGAATGTGTTTGCTAATGCAATTTCGTTTGTTGTTAAGTCAACCGACCCGTCTTATGTTGGCGGCGATTCGTGGGGGGCAAATTTTAAGGATGACCCCGAAGGTCTTGAGGCTGCGCGTCAAAAGGTAGACCGCATTGCCTTTGCCGGACAGGTTCCGGTCAATGTGCTGGGTGCAACGCCGGGGCAGTACATTGTCCCTATTAACGACAACGGCGCAATCAAGGGCGTGGCGGTTAGCAACCCAACATTTGAGCAGTACCAATCTGCTGTTGGCAAGGTCATCGCCGTGCAGGATGATGGTCGCGCATTGATTATCGTGAAGGTTGCCTAATATGTCCGACATCACCCTAACCCTCACCCTCGAAGAAACCGTCGCATTGGAGAGCAAATAAATGACCACTATCACTTGGAACATCTCGCAACTCGACTGCCTCCCGCAGGAGGACGGCGATACCGATGTCGTTTTCATCGTTCATTGGTCTTGCAACGGCGTGGACGGAGACTACAACGGAAGCGTCTACTCAACCTGCTCCGTGCCGTTTCAGAAGGACAAGTCCTTCACCCCCTACGCTGACCTCACGCTCGACCAAGTGCTTGGCTGGGTCTGGGCCAACGGCGTGGACAAGGACGCTACAGAGGCTGCGGTGGAGGGCCAGATTGAGGCCCAGAAGAACCCGCCGGTCGTCTCGCCGCCGCTGCCGTGGAGCGTCTGATGGAAGCCAAACTTGAAGTGACTTTGGAAGAAGCCGTCGCCATCGTGAACCTGCTGGGTTCGCTCCCGACGAGCCAAGGCGGTTATCCGCTCTGGGCGAAGTTAAAAGCGCAGGTAGAGGCGCAGGTGCCGAAGGACGGGGAGCCGTGACCACGGTACAAGACCTTGAGGTGACCGTGACGAGTCACATTGATACCTGCGCGGTGCGCTACGAAGCCATCCATGCGCGGCTAAAGCGTCTGGAGAACCTTCTGATGCGGGTTGGCGGGACAATCATCCTCATCCTGCTTACCGCGTTTGGCACGGTGACGATGATGTTTCTGGAGTCCATCAAATGAGTGAAGATATTGACTTGCTGAAGGTTCAAATTGAAGCCGAGATGAGACGGCTGGAGGCTAACAGCACCGCAAAGGATGTGGCAGGCAAGGCCATTGGCAAGGATGGCCTCAAGTACATCACGGTCATTGTCATCATCGGCGTACTGTCCAGCCTTGCGCTGGATGCCGACAAGATTGCTGCGGTGATGGGCCTGCTGGGTGCCTCGCTGACTGCGCTCATCTCCATGCTCAACGGCATCGCCGGTGCTACGGTCAAGGAAGAGAAGCCGGAGTTTGCGGTCATCAAGGAACTCATCGGCAAGTTGGACAAACTCGACCGTAAGGAACAGCCCATGCGGGTTGATGTCGAGGGCGACCATGTGACCGTGACCAAGGGCGATGATGTTGTGAGGGCGAAGAAATGATTCCAGCAGCAATACAAGCCATCCTTACACCCCTCCTTGGTAACGGGTTGAACCTCGTTGCCAACGCCGTCATGGCAAAGGGCAAGGACTATGTCGAAAAGAAGTTGGGCGTTGAACTGAAGCCGGATATGTCCAGCGAGGACTTGGCAAAGGTTCAGATCGCACAGATGGAGCATGAGGAAGAACTGCTGCGGCTCCGTATCGAAGAGGACAAACTTGACCTTGCGGAGTTGGAACTCCGTTTAAAGGACACAGATTCAGCGCGGGAGCGGGAGGTACAGATCTCCACATCTGACAAAGCCCCCTTGCTTAACAAGATCGTGACCCCCGTTCTCGCGTTGTCTATTCTGCTGCTGACCTTCGTGCTGTTCGGTGTGGTCATGTTCGACGATACCCCGGTCGAGGCAAGCCGTAAGGACATCCTCATCTACATCTTGGGTGTGTTGTCTGCCATCGCCAGCCAAATCGTTAGTTACTACTTTGGTTCCAGCCAGAGCAGCAAGGACAAGACCGACGCACTCAAGGAGGCTATCAAGTGAGTCTCGTAGCAGAACAGGCGGCGTTCCTGCTGGATGTCGCCAAACTCATCAACAAGGCGACGGAGTTGGGCTTTGTGGTGACGGGCGGTGAACTTGCCCGTACCCCGGAACAGCAAGCCATCTATGTCAAGACTGGGCGTAGCAAGACGATGAACAGCATCCACCTCAAGCGGTGTGCCATCGACCTTAACTTCTTCAAGGACGGCAAACTGACCTACGACATCCCTGCTCTTACGCCGGTTGGCAAGTATTGGGAGAGCCTCAACGAGAAGAATCAATGGGGCGGGTTCTGGAAGTCGTTCAAGGATGTTCCTCATTTTGAACGCAAGGTATAACGATGCCTTTGCAAAAACTGGAACTTCGGGCGGGGGTCAATAGAGAGACCACTAACTATGCCAACGAAGGCGGCTTCTTCGTTTCCGAAAAGGTAAGGTTCCGGGGAGGGTATGCCCAGAAGATCGGTGGCTGGCAAAACATTACTGCTTCTGGCGGAACCTTTGCCGGTGTCTGCCGGTACATGTGGAACTATGTCACCCGGTTAAGCCAGAACTTGCTTGCCGTTGCGACCAATCAGAAACTCTATGTCGAACTGGGCGGCACCTATCACGACATCACACCGTCCCAAGGCACCGTAACGCTTGGTACAGATCCCATTGCCACAACCGACGGAAGCCGTTTAATCACCATCACGGCGACTGCTCATGGCGTTACACCGGGTACTTACATCAGTATCTCAGGTGCCACAGCGGTAGGTGGTCTGACGATCAGCGGTGCATACGAGATCATCGGTGTCCCGTCTGATAACTCGTACACCATCATTGCTGCCTCTGCTGCCACTTCCACTGCCACAGGTGGTGGATCTGCGGTAGTGGTTGTCTACGACATTGACTCAGGTCCAGCGGTATCAACCACTGCCATCGGTTGGGGTTCAGGTCCATGGGGATCGGGAGCATGGGGTTCCAGTGTGCCGGTAGGCTTGTCTATGCGCCTCTGGTCCATCGTCAATTACGAAGATGACCTGATTTTTGCGGAACGCGAAGGCAACATCTATTACTGGACGGATGACACCACCAGTTGGTCCCGCGCAATTACATTGCAGGCCAAGATAAACTCTGTTCCCAAGGTGGCTACCACTGCTACCTTCGCCTCTGGTGTGACCACTATCGTTGTATCGGATGCGACAGGCATCGAGACAGGCTCTGTAATCGCTGGTAGCGGCATTCCTTCTGGAGCCTTTGTCACTGTCGCATGGACTGGGACAACCTCCCTGACGCTTTCTGCGGCGACCACAGCCTCTGCAACGGTGGCAATCACAGCATCCTATGCTGGGCGACATGCCCCTGATGAATCGTTGATGATCAATACATCCCCGGTGCGGGACTTCTTGATTTGCTTTGGTTCCAAGCCATACAACCCGATTGACTTCAACCCGGCATTCGACCCGCTATTGATCCGTTGGTCAGACCAAGAGAACCCGTATGAATGGGTTCCTGCGCTGACCAACCAGTCTGGTGAGATCCGTATCACCAACGGCTCGACCATCGTGACAGCGGTTTCGACGCGCCAAGAGATCGTGGTATTCACCGATACCGCGATTTATTCCATGCAGTATGTGGGTCCGCCCTTTGTCTGGTCGGTCAATCTCCTTGACCAAGATATCTCAGTGGCATCTCAGAACTCGGTCATTGCGGTCAACAACTCTGTTTACTGGATGGGCCAAGACAAGTTCTTCGTCTACGACGGTCGCGTCCAGTCGTTGCCCTGTACCCTTCGTCAGCATGTCTTCAGCACCTTGAATCGATCTCAGATCTCACAGGTGATGGTGGGCATCAACGAAGCGTACAGCGAAATATGGTGGTTCTATCCGGGTACGGACAGCGACACCAACAGCCTTTATGTGGCGTACAACTACCAAGATGGCTCTTGGCACTACGGTAGTTTAAACAGAACAGCCTTTGTCCAGCAGACGCTCAGAACATACCCAATGCTTGCCTTTGGGGTACAGGAAACCTATCTCGCAGCCAGTATTTCTGCCACCGATACCACCATCAATGCCATCAACGCAGGCTCGTTCCCCACTGTCGGAACCTTGTTGATTGGCAGTGAAAAGATCACCTATACGGGTAGGAGCAGCAACACCTTCACCGGGTGTGTCCGTGGGGTCAATGGAACTACCGCTGTTTCGCACAGCATCTATGATTCCATCGGTCTGTCTGCGCCGAACCAAGTGATGTTCCACGAAATCGGTTGGGATGATCTTTCGACTGGCATGGCGGAACCCATCACTGCGTTTATCCAGACCTCAGACTTCGATATCGGGGACGGGGAACAATTCAGTTTCGTCTCTCGCATCATCCCGGACCTGAAGTTCTTGGGATCAAGCACATCATCTCCGTCTGTGACGCTTTCTGTTCTTCCACACAATTACCCCGGTGCGGTTTACGGAACCCCTGACATTGATTCGGTTCAAGCCACCGTTGTATTACCTGTGGAACAATATACCGAGCAGGTCTATACCCGTATCCGTGGGAGGCAGTTGGCCCTTCGTGTGACCTCTACGGATCTTGGGGTGGCGTGGCAAATGGGTGCCATGCGGTTTGATCTGCGCCCGGATGGTAGACGCTAATGGCTCTTGTCAGCGGCATTGCACCACCGAACTTGCCTGTAGCGCCGGGTCAATATGAACGGCGTTATCAAGACCAGTTCTCCAACGCCCTTCGGTTGTTCTTCAATGGCCTGACGAACGAGATCAACTCGCCCCTTCCTCATGCCTCCTACTACGACACCACCACCCAGACCAACCCGGTGGCTGATGCTGTCAACCTATTCACTTACAACTCTGCTGTCACCGAGTTTCAGATAGCCCGTAGCAATCCAACAAGCAAGGTCTATGTCAACGACACCGGCCTGTACAACTTTCAGTTCTCAGCCCAGTTGGACAAGACCGGCGGCGGCGCTTCTGCGGTCTATATCTGGCCCCGTGTAAACGGTGTCAATGTCCCAGACAGCGCCAGCAAGGTTGTCATCGATGGCCCAAACAGCGAAATCATTCCTGCTTGGAACTTCTTTCTGGTCATGCAAGCCGGGGACTACTTCGAACTGGCATGGCAGTCGAACGACACGAATGTGATTGTCGCTGCCGCATCACCCTCCGGGAACATCCCCGGCATCCCGTCCATCATTCTCACCGTCAACTGGGTGTCCAGATATGAACAGGCTTGATATCCATTTGAAATTTAAACGCTGTTCCCCCAGAATCACCGGAGCCGTGGCTCCATGCAACCACAGGAGTTGCCATGTATAACGCCCCATATTCAAAAGTCGCAGACCAACTGTCCCAGTATGGGCGCTTCGGTGACTCAGAACTTGTACACCTGAACCCTATAGAGGTTCAGATGTTGTCTCGTATGTCGCCAACCGGGCAGTTGACCTTGAATCCCATGACGGGTCGCAAAGAGGCGTTCCTGCCCTTTCTGGCCCCCCTACTGGGGTCTTTCCTAGGGTCGTCCTTGTTGCCTGCGGCAATCCCTGCATTGGCTGGAAAAGCCGCGCTGGCTGGTGCTATAGGCTCTGGCCTTGCCACCACTGCCGTTACAGGCGATCTTGAGCAGGGCATCATGTCCGGCATCACCGGGTTTGGTATCGGGTCTGCCTTGGGTGGACTAGATAAATTGGCTACGCCTGTAACCGAAGTTGCTCAGGCAGGCACTCAGGCGGCTACTCAGGCTGCTGCTGATACAACTACACAACTTGCCACTCAAATCCCGCAAGTTGCCGAAGGCTTCGGCTCCGCAATAAACCCCGTCGCTGATATCGCTTCTCAGGCCGCACCCTCTGCGGTGGGAGATGTCTTCGAAGGATTTGGCGCTTCAATGAGTCCGGATGCATTCTCGCCTGCTGCAAGGATTCCTCCTGTTGAAATGACAGCGGGACAGCGTTTCGCGCAGCCGTTCCAGCAGCCCGGTCAGTTCATCAGCAATCTTGCCAAGCCAGAATCGTTCTTGCCTGTCTATGTGGGTGAGACTGGTCGTATGGCCCGTCAGCAAGAACTTGCTGGTCAGGGTAGTGCCAGAGCCTACGAAGAGGAACAGGAGGCTGAAAAGAATCGTATCCGGGGACAGATGGCTGGCGTGTTCGACCAAGTTCGTCGTGCATATCCCGGTCGCGGGTATGCAGCAGGCGGTATGGTTGAGCGGTACGCTGAAGGCGGCTTCAACATTGATCAAGATTTGATCAACTCTCTGCGATTTTCTGGCCTCCCTGTTGCACAAAGTGTCCAAGAGGATTTGCGCGGACCTAGGATCATGACTCCTCCTGCGTCTTCGTACAGCGCGTTGGATGTAGGCGGCGAAGGATACCTTGCTGGTGTTGCTCCTGAGTTCCGGTACTTTGAAAAAGCACTTCCTCCGGAACCTATTGATGAAACTAGACCTCCGGGCGGAACCCCTCCGGGTGGTAGACCTGACTTCAATCAGCCCATCATGGGACCGGGATATGGCGGTTTCTTGGATGAGTATCTGAGCAACTATGGCGACTTCATGGGCGGCAGAGGCGGTCCGGGAAGAGGCGGAATGGCTGACGATGTACCTGATTTCACGGGCAGGCCGGGAAGAGGAGACATGGATATGCCCGTTTACACGGGCGGAACCCCTGATTTCAACGAGGGTGGTTTCGATAGGTCCGTCATGGAAGAACTGCTTAACAACCAGTTCAATCCAATCCGGGATCGTCTTGCGGCTATTGAGACCCGACCGTCTGCCCCTGACTTCGACTACAGCAGGATTCCTGCTTACACCCCGTTTGATTTCAGCGGCATCGAGGACAGGTTGGCAAGTATCGAATCGCGCCCCATGCCGCAGTTCGATTACGACAGGATTCCGCAGTTCGATATGTCGATGATTGAAGACAGACTGAGCGGTCTTGAGACCGGTGTTGGGTCAATTGGTAATCGACAAATTGACTTCTCACCAATCGAGCAGCGTCTTGCGGCTATCGAATCGCGTCCCATGCCGCAGTTCGACTACAGCAGAATCCCTTCCTACACCCCGCCTGACTTTTCCAATCTTGAGAGTCAGATTGCTGGACTGAATACTCGTTTCGAAAACCTTCCTGCCCCGCAGGTGAATATCCCACAGTTTGATCTGTCTCCCATCCAGCAGCAGATTGCTGACCTTCAGTCAGGCATTGGTGCTTTGCAAAGCCGTCCTCAACCTTCCTTCGACCTCTCTGGTCTGGAACAGCGACTCGCCTCCATCGAAAGCCGTGGTACTCCGCAGGTAAGTTTCGACCCCATCATGGAGCGACTGTCCTCGCTTGAGAGTCTGTTGGCTTCGCAGAGATCTGCACCGTCTCAGAACATGCCGTCCTTCGACAACCCATTCGATGAGTTCAGCATGGCTGAAGGATTCGCTGAAGGTGGTATGACTGGCATGGACGATCAATCCCAGATGGGCGCTGAGAACAGCATCGTTGAGATGACTGTCGCCGCTATCCGTGGGGAGATTGAGAACGCTGACCAGATCATCAGTCGCTTCGTTGAGATGTATGGACCGGAGGTGTTCTCGCAACTTCGTGAGCGAGTCCTTCAGGACATCGTTCCGGGAGCGCAGACCGATGGCATGGTCGAGGGTATGGGCGGCGGTCAGGATGACCTTGTCGAGGGAATGATCGGCACCCAACGCCCTGTCGCCGTGTCTCCGGGTGAGTACATCATCCCGGCTGATGTGGTCTCCCTTGCAGGCGGCGGATACTC